GCCTCCTCTAGCCGTCTGTCGTGTAAAGAGCCCCTAGGAGCTACAGAGAGCTCCTGTGAGCGACGTTTGTAATATTCTGATAGTGACCTATTACCTTGCCAGTCGAACTCCTCAGAGAGGAATCGACACCAAAGGGCCGCACAATCGTTTGTGAGCCCTCCAGTGATAACGTCACGCTCCACAAAAGGAACTTTGTTCATCTTGTGACCCTCCAGTCACCAAAGTACACATCGACATCTGCTGTCGTCTCGATCCAGACCTTCGCACCGCATGAGAGTGGCTTGTCTGGGCTATAGACTAGTTCGGAGTCGCCTTTGATGACGACTCGTTCACCCTTCAGGTTTTCTTTGTAGGTCTTGACCGTGAATACCGGCAAGTCCTCGCCCTTGCTGTTAGCACGGATGTTGTGCTGATTCACATGGATTCGCTTAATCATCTTGTAACCCTCCAAAGGTGTCATATGCAGACTCAGCCCGTTGAGTTGCTTGATACTCGTCCCAAGCCTCATCAGCCGTCGAGCCGGTGATCGTCTCGTAGACGTCAAACCAAGTAGCGTCGGTCTGCTTCTGTTTAGTGATCGCAAAGATCACCTCCTCAATGACCCACTGAAGTTGTGGGTCGTAGTCGTCAACATCGTTGATGTCGTGTTGTTCATGGTCAGTCATTGTCTGTCTCCTTTGTTGTGTTGTCCTCGACCTCAAAGTCAGGATCTTCCCAGTATCTGTTGAACCCGATGTCGGCATCGGTGTCCTTGAAGGGTGACATGAGCCACCCAATAAATACGCCTAGTAATTCCATATCACACCTCCTCTTTGACTACAAGGTCAAACTTGAAGTTGCCACCGTGCAAACCGATTGACTGATAGCCACTCGCTTTGTGCTCAACACCGTTCAAGCGAACAGTGAACCCGATGTTGCCGTACATACCGGCGTCCCACGAGTCAACGACTTCAATGCCGTTCTGCTCGCACCATGTGTTAAACGAGACTTTTGCCTCGCGTTGATTGTAACGGTACACCATATCATTCCTCTCTTGTTTAGCTACCCAGACCGCCACAGTGTGACGGTTTCGACCGGGCCAAGGGTCTCATCAGTGGGCGTTATGCTCCGTACAAGATGCGACCGGCGACCCAGTGGATCACGTCACGCATATTGCTTTCGTATTTGTAGAACTGGTCGCCCTCAGCTTCGAGGTCTTCGACCCTCCACTCGTCGCCACGACGCTCCAGTTTGAAGCGTGTACGCTCGTCCTGACGGTACTGATGAACGCCTAAGCGATCAATGTAGAACTCGTCCCAGTTGTTTGACTCGTCAAGAGTCTCGAAAGTTGTCCAAGTTGTCATATCTGATCTCCTCGTATGTATGACTAATCGTGGGGAAATCCCAGACCGCCTTGCGGCGGTTTCGGCCCTTCCCACAGGGCCTCATCAGTGGGTTATTTGCGGGCTTCTTGCCACGGCTTGATAAGCGTCTCATGGAACCAGTCGTCAATCCATTGATCGGAGTTCTTTCCAGTCCAGTCTCCGCCCCCATTGGTGTGGGCGTAGTTGATCGAGTAGTCGCTGACTGTCTCGTCATCATTGACAAACAAGTTGACCTGAGCAAAGCCACGGTAGCACCTGTCGCTGTCGTAGAACTTGAGCACCGGCAGATCGTCCAGTGCCTCGACCATGTCCTTGACCTCTTGGTAGCTCTTGGAGTTGTCAACCTCCTGACCTTCCTCTGAGTAGACGTCAATGCTGAAGCCCTGCGAGAGGGCCTCCTTGATCAGTGATAGATACGCTTTCATGCTTCGCCCCTCGCCATCTTGTACAACTCGTCCTGTGAGACCGTCTGAGCCTCGACACCCTGTAACCACTGGTTGATGTGGCGTGAGGTAGTCACCGACCAGAACAGGTCAGTTCTCAGGTACTCGTGGTCGCTGTAGCGCAGAGCCGCCACTGGCGTCTCGTAGCTGAACAGGATCTCGCAGTCAGTCATTTTGATCAGCGTCATATTTGAGCCTAGCTTCTTGAGTTTCATCATGTGTCTCCTTTGATTGTGAACTCAGTACAGCACCCGTTGATCAGATGCTGTAGTCAGTCCACACAAGCGACCGAAAGGCCGCCTGTGGAGCCTGTGACCGTCTTGCACTTGACCTTGCCGGTGATCGGTCAGTGGCGTCGCTACTATGAGTCAGGGAGCTCGACCCACTCCGCTATCGGATCGACCCAGAGAGTGAGGGAGACAACACCGACAGGGAGCCAAGCCACCCTGAGGGAATCGCCGCACCTGTCACCTGAGTCGGTAGCCCGACTTGGAGCAGTTACCACCGACCGGCACACTTGAGGCCAGACGTTAGTCATTGACTTGTTAAAGAACTGGTCAAGCCGCTTGGGGCTTCGTTCCCTCCGGGGCCGCCGGTCAGGAATGGGGCGACTATAGTCCCTAGTTTTTTCTGGTCAACCCCCGTCAACCTCAAACTAGACCAAAGTATAATACAAACTAGACTAAAGTATTATGCAAATAGTGCACTTTGGTACCTTTGGTAACACCTTCAGACCCCCCGCACAAAGCACTGCAACAAGTCAAGATATTTTTTTATTTTCATCTTTTGCTTGACTTCTGTGATTCTGTTGATCTAGCCAAAGTGTGACCAGAATATGCGAATCGGTCATATTTTTGCGGAGGTATTGTGATGAGGGTTTGAGACAATCGCTCGACAGAGGGCCTTAGAATGCGTCTGAGTGCTTGGGTGTCTCTTGGGGGTACTACACCCATGCACACATTTGCACACTCAGGCACCCCCAAGCACACTTAAGCACCCCCTGTCAACCCTTAGAACCCTAAAGATTCGTGGGCTAAACATTAGTGCCCTAAGGGTTAGCCCCCTAACCTTTAGCACACTAAAGGATTTTTTGTGCTTGACTTTTGTTCTCAAGTGTGCATAGGGGTTCGTAAGGGGCCGGGGGAGGCCTGGCAGATGTTTTAGCTTTAGTGTACCCGCCCAGATTTGCTAAAGAGCCACTTTAGACCCCTAAGAAACCCATAATAATATAAAGATATCCTTATATAACAAGTATATGGTAATTATATTGATAATTATAATAAAAAAGTGATACAAATGTGCCCCTGAGGGGTTGACAAAAGGGTAAACTTGGGGCACCCTAAGGAAAACTTAAGGATACCTCTTGACTTTTGGTTAATTTTATGGTATAATTATGGTATATACTTAAGACACTTAAGTAAATCGTTAAGTGTTTATTATTAATTACTCTTAAAGTATCACTTAAGTACCCTTAGGTAGGAAAATACTTATGACAGAAACTAAAAAGATTGGTCGTCCTAGAAAACAGGATGTCGATTCACTCAAACCGACTAAAAGAGGTAAGGTTGGTCGACCTCCGGGCGACGCCGCAATCATCAATGAGTATAAAGCGAGGATGTTGGCATCACCTAAGTCCCGTAAGGTACTCGACAGTATCCTTGATGCGGCACTGAATGATGACCACAAAAACCAAGCGGCGGCTTGGAAGTTACTTATGGATCGTATGTTGCCAATTAGTTATTTTGAAAAAGAAAAGGATGGTGGTAGTCGTCCTTCAGTCAGTATTACCATTAGTGGCATTGGCGATGCTAAGGTAACCGAAGAAGACATAATTGATGCGGAACTTGTCGAAGACGAGTCTAGGAGAATCGATGACGAAAGATGAACTAATAGAGATTGTCAAAGAAGACCTTATCCGTCACGAAGGGTATGTTGCTGAGATCTACCTTGACTCAGAGAACCTGCCGACCTTTGGTATTGGTCACTTAGTCACAGAAGACGATATGGAGTACTCATGGCCCGTAGGAACCCCTGTGACAGACGAAAGAATCCTAGATGTTTTTCACAAGGACTGTGACATTGCCTACAAAGATGCCTGTGCTCTTGTCTTAAACTTTGCAGGTCAGGCTCCAGATGCCCAAAGGGTGCTTGTGAACATGGCGTTTAACCTTGGTCGTAATCGTCTGAGTAAGTTTAAAAATATGCTCAAGGCCGTGAACGAAGGTAAGTACCTAGTAGCCGCTAATGAGATGATCGACTCCAAGTGGTACTCTCAGGTAGGTCGTCGTAGTCAAGAGCTTGTCGATATTATGAAAGAGGCTAAGGCTTGAGTACAGAACTCAACGTAGAGCTTCTTCCGTGGCAACAGGATGTCTTTAGTGACCCTACGCGATTCAAAGTTGTTGCCGCAGGACGTCGTACTGGCAAATCAAGACTAGCGGCTTGGTTGCTCATTATCAACGCCCTACAGACTGAACGTGGTCATGTCTTCTACGTAGCACCGACTCAAGGGCAAGCTAGAGACATCATGTGGAACACTTTGATGGAGTTGGGTAACCCCGTCATCACAGGTAGCCACATTAACAACCTAACGATCAAACTGGTCAACGGTGCAACCATTAGTCTCAAGGGTGCTGATAGACCAGAAACAATGCGTGGTGTCTCTCTCAAGTTCCTTGTAATGGACGAATACGCTGACATGAAGCCGTCGGTATGGGAAACCATCCTGAGGCCCGCACTAGCCGACCAAAAGGGCCAAGCAATGTTCATAGGGACACCTATGGGCCGTAACCACTTCTATGAGTTGTTTCAATATGCGGAAATGTCAGGCGATGAGACTTATAAGGCGTGGCATTTTACGTCTTATGACAACCCACTACTCGACCCAGACGAGATTGATGTTGCTAAAAAGTCAATGTCGTCGTATGCCTTCCGACAAGAATTTATGGCTTCTTTTGAAGCATTGGGTTCCGAAATATTGAAAGAGGATTGGGTTAAGTTTTCTGATGATGAGCCTGAGTTTGGGGATTATTACATTGCAGTCGACCTTGCGGGTTTTGCTGATGTTGAAAGTGCAACTAAGTCCAAGAACAAAAAACTTGACCAAACGGCGATAGCCATCGTCAAAGCAAATGAGGACGGGTGGTGGGTAGCGGATATTGTACATGGACGATGGGATATCAAAAAAACTGCAAGAAAAATATTCGAGGCTGTGAATGCGTATCAACCAGTAGCGGTTGGTATCGAAAAAGGAGCCTTAAAGAATGCGGTACTGCCCTACCTTACCGACTTGATGAAGTCAAAGCAACGGTTCTTCAGGGTGGAGGAACTAACTCACGGCAACAAAAAGAAAACTGATCGTGTTGTCTGGGCGTTACAAGGACGTTTTGAGCACGGACAGATTACAATAAATGAGGGCGATTGGAACCCACAGTTTCTTGATGAGCTCTTTCAGTTTCCAAATGCACTTGTGCATGATGACTTGGTTGATGCTTTGGCATACATTGACCAATTAGCTAAAGTATCGTACTACTACGACTACGAAGAAGACGATTTTGAAATCTTAGACCCTGTGGCAGGTTACTAAAGGAACCACTATGGAATATGAAAATCAAACAATAGACCCGACCTCCCTTGAGTCTTGGGTAATTAACAAGTGTGACCAGTGGCGTGATCACTACGAAGGAAACTATAAAGAAAAGTTTGATGAATACTATCGTCTTTGGAGAGGCCAATGGGCCGCTGAAGATTCCATGCGGCAGTCAGAACGCTCTCGTATCATTTCCCCTGCCCTTCAGCAAGCTGTAGAGTCTGCAGTCGCTGAGGTTGAAGAAGCAACCTTTGGCCGTGGTAAGTGGTTCGACATTCAAGACGATGTTCAAGACCGTCAATCAGCAGATATTATGGTTCTTAGGAACACTCTAGACGAAGACTTTAAGTTTGTCTCTGCACGTAAAGCAATTGCTGAGTGTATTATTAATGCCGCTGTATTTGGTACAGGCATGGCTGAAATTGTTGCTGATGAAGAAATTCAAATGACTCCTGCATCGCAACCAATTATGGAAGGAGCTATGCAAGCTATTGGTGTTATGGAGCGTACCCGAACGGTATTCAAATTACGTCCTGTAATGCCTCAGAATTTCTTAATTGATCCTGTAGCTACAAACATTCAAGAAGCCTTAGGTGTTGCTATTGACGAGTATGTGCCGCTTCACCAAATTCATATGGCACAGGAAGCGGGTATTTATCGTAAAGACGCAGAGGTTACCGAAGCCGCTATTGATGTTGACCTTGAGCCTACTCAAGACTTAACGTTATATACAGATGATAAAGTTCGTCTAACTAAATACTACGGCCTTGTACCTAGTGACTTGTTTAATGCTGACAAAGACGACGGAGAAGAAAAAGAAAAAGACTCTGAGTATGTCGAAGCAATTATTGTAATTGCCAATGGCGGTATTTTGTTAAAAGCAGAAGCTAACCCTTACATGATGAAGGATCGTCCTGTGGTCGCTTTCCCTTGGGATGTTGTACCGGGTAAATTCTGGGGACGTGGTATCTGTGAGAAGGGATATAATGCACAGAAAGCCCTTGACACTGAACTGAGAGCTAGAATTGACGCACTTGCGCTTACTGTACATCCTATGCTTGCTGTTGATGCTTCACGCTTACCTCGTGGAAGCAAGTTGGAAGTTAGACCCGGCAAGGCCATCCTTACGAACGGCAATCCCGCAGAGATCTTACAGCCGTTTAGATTTGGAAATCTTGACGCCAACACATTTAATCAATCGGCCAGTCTCCAACAAATGGTTCAAATGGCAACTGGGGCTATTGATGCGGCAGGTATTCCGGGAAGTATCAATGGGGACGCCACAGCCGCAGGTATCTCCATGTCACTGGGAGCCATCATTAAACGGCACAAGCGTACACTGATAAATTTCCAAGAAGCATTCTTGATTCCGCTTGTCGAAAAAGTAGCGTATAGATATATGCAGTTTGACCCTGATCGTTATCCTGCAAAAGACTTCAAGTTTGTTGCCAGTAGTTCTCTTGGTATCATTGCCCGTGAGTATGAGGTTACACAGCTTGTGCAGTTGCTACAGACAATGGGTCAGGATTCACCTATGTACCCATTGCTGATTCAAGCAATCGTTGACAACATGAACTTAAGCAACCGTGAAGAAATTATTGCAAGCCTACAGCAAGCAATGCAACCAAATCCACAAGCTCAAGAAGCTCAAATGCAAGCAATGCAGATTGAAATGGCTCAGAAACAAGCAATGGTTGAAAACGTACAAGCACAGACGCAAGAAGTTATCTCACGTATTCAACAGAATCAAGTTGAAACTGAGTTGCTACCGATTGACAGTGAAACTAAACGTTATGCCGCTGTTATGAAAGGTATGGGTCAAGACCCAACCACTGAAGAATTTAATCAACGTGCTAAGATTGCCGAATTGGTACTCAAAGAACGTGAGATTGAAACTAAAGAAGATATTGTAGAAATGCAAATGAGAGGCCAAAATGGTAACGAAACAAGAGTTGGATAACATTCTCACACAAGTGAATGCCATTCTTAAACAATACGACGAACGTCTTAAGGCACTAGAAGAGCAATCAAGTAAGCCTAAAGCACCACAAAAAAAGGCTCCATTAGCACAAGCCTCTTGACAAGTCAAGTGTTTTATGGTATAATAGTGTATATAAGCAAACAGGAGAAACTCATTGAGTCCTGAAGATGAAAAATATTATGAAAACTACCTTGATTTGTTTCTTCATGCAGGTTGGAAACAATTTGTAGAAGAAGCTGAAGAGCTTTTAGACTCATATGTCATTGAAGACATCAAGGATGAAATAGATTTAGCCTTTGTCAAAGGACAGCGTAGTTCACTACTGAACATCACTCGTTTTGAGACAGGGATAAAAAATGCAATTGAAATGGAGTCTGATGATGCTTAGACGATATGATTTCAAATGCATCAACTGTAATCACATTGAAGAGCAATGGGTAGATTCAAAAGATTTATTCGCAACTTGCCCTGAATGTGGTGACACCGCACAGCGGATAATCTCTAGTGTCCGAACACATTTCAAAGGTACAGGTTGGCCTGATGCCGATGATGCGTGGGCTAAGGATCACGAAAGAGCCGCTAAGAGAACACATCCATAATGCTACGGCACGGAGTTTAACAATATGGCACGTTTAATTGATCAAGAACCCGAAGATCAACAAGAAACCGAAGAGTTTGCTACTTTAGAAGAACAAGAGGAAATCCAAGAGGAAGCCGTTGAGCCAACCCTTGAGGAACCTGAGGAAGCCGAAGAAGACGACATTCCTGATAAGTATCAGGGCAAAGATATCAAAGATATCGTCCAGATGCATCAAGAAGCTGAAAAGCTACTAGGTCGTCAAAGTTCAGAAGTAGGTGAACTACGGAAGATTGTAGATGATTTCGTTAAGTCTCAGATTCAATCGGCCCAAAGCCCACAACAAGAAACTGACGAAGAAATAGACTTTTTTGCAGATCCAGAAAAAGCTATTGCTAAAGCTATTGACAGTCATCCGTCGCTTAAAGCGGCAGAGCAGACTTCAAAGGTTATGATGCAACAGCAGACTTTGGCTCAACTGCAGAGCACTCACCCGGACTTTACAGATATTATTCAAGATACAAAGTTCCAAGAGTGGGTACAAGGCTCTAAAGTACGTCTTGAGTTATATCAACGTGCAGATCAACAGTTTGATTTTGACAGCGCAAACGAACTAATTTCTACGTGGAAAGAACGTCAGAATATGGTTTCAGAGACTGCCAAGGTTCAAAAGGAAGATCGTAAGCGTCAACTCAAAGCCGCATCTACAGGGTCTGCCTCAGGTTCTACTGAAGCACCGAGTCGTAAAATCTATCGTCGTGCTGATATTATTAAACTTATGCAAACTGACCCGAAACGTTACACACAGCTACAGCCAGAGATTATGGCGGCTTACGCAGAGGGTCGTGTCAAATAGCGTTAAGGAGCTAAATCATGGCACTTGGTACTAACCACGTCACCAATACAACGGCGGCAACTTTCATCCCCGAAATTTGGAGTGATGAAATCATCGCGGCATACGAGAAGTCTCTCGTTCTTGCCAATCTTGTAAACCGTATGCCAATGACAGGCAAGAAGGGTGACACTATTCACATCCCTAAGCCTACTCGTGGCGATGCATCTGCTAAGTCAGCTTCAACTCAGGTTACACTGATTGCGGCTACTGAGTCAGAAGTTCAAGTAGCAATCGATCAACACTACGAGTATTCTCGTTTGATTGAAGACATTACTGACGTGCAAGCTCTTGCTTCACTCCGTCAGTTCTACACTTCAGACGCAGGTTATGCACTTGCAAAGCAGGTTGATACTGACCTGTTCGCATTAGCTAAGTCATTTGGCGATAGCGATGGTGCTGACTACGTACACAGCAACTCGTTCTACATGGACGCTTCTACAGACTTGACAGCATACGCTGTTGACACTGTTGCGGCGGCTGACGTATTCTCTGACGATGGCTTCCGTGAAGCAATCAAAGAGTTGGACGACAACGATGTTCCTATGGATCAGCGTTTCCTCGTAGTTCCTCCATCAGTCGTACAGACTATCCGTGGTATCGACCGCTAC